ATGCCTAAGTTCTGTGTTGCCATGATTTATCCTAAAAATGTCCACGCCGCACCCCTGCGGCAATACACGCCAGCGCCCGATCCCGGGTTCCAGACCGTCCCGTCAGCCTTCACAATGGTTCCTTCACGAAACTTCTTTGGAGCCGCATAGAGGGTGTCCAAAGTGATAAACGGGTCTGCCGTTTCCATTGCTTGCGCGATCTTTGCCAGTTCCGCAGCGAGTTCTGGGTCTTTGACGTTGCCGGGGATGTATCGCGCCATCAGTACGCCCCTGCGTTCGTGTAATCCACCACAAACGATTTCATGCGCAAAGCACCGTACCCCGAACCTGTGAACTTCACAGCTAGGTAACGCCCCGTAGCGAAAGAATCGACCTTGAACGATGTTCCGATGGTGTAGGACACAGGGGAACCGTAAACAGGGGCGCTATCTGGAATCATCGAAGCACCGACTTGGATGCTCACAACGTCGCCCGATACACCGTCGATCTTTGGAAGAATCACACGGGCAGTCTTGACGGAGTAGCTGTCGCCCATGTCCATACCTGTGCGCTCAAGTGTCCAGCTAATAGGGGTTCCTAAGTCTGTAGTACCCGTATCTTGCAAAGTTAGTAAAGGAGTGCTGTGGCACATCACTAACCGAGCCTCTGCGGGGGAATATTCGTTTTCGTTCCATGTCGTAGCGTCACTAGCCCATGTATCGGTATCACCCGACCAAGTAGAGGCAGAGCCGGATAGGTTTACTTGCCCGAAAGCGCCGTAAGTGACGTTGGTTAGGGAACGCACACCCCATACCTTTGTTTCCCAATTCCAAACCATCGCTTTATTGCAGGTAGCGGAATCACCGTAGGGGAAGCACACCCAGACTTCGTTTTTCTGCGGATTGGCAGTGACGAAAGACCGCTTGTAGTACGTGCTGGAAATGTTCTTAAAGATGTAATCGCGTACCGCACCATTAGCGATGCTTTGCACGCCTTGACCTGTGTTAAGAACTACGTCACCAGCAGACAAAACAACATGCCCCAATGGTGTTTGCACGCCACATCCCCGAGCCAGCATTCCAGAATCACCCGGCAGACGTTGGAAGCGGAAGATGTACGGAGCGCCAACATACGTCATTGCGTACATAGAGCGCTCTTTGTAGATCACATTCACGTCACCCAATGGCAGGCAGTCAACCAGAATATCGGGCGTTTCGGCTAGGTCTTGCTCTCCAGCGTCCAAAGCGGGGTTGGTTTCGTCCCACGATGTAGGGATAGCGCCAGGAACCGCAATGTCAGACCATTTGACCATGTGCGGGTACTTTGTCGCACCCTTGGAGATGCCCAGAGCGACGATAAAGTTCTTAAACGGACGGATAGCCGTAGCTTTCCAAGTACCTGTCCAACCTGTCAGAGTTGCCAGCGTACCCGTACCGCCCCAGAACATTGGGTTATCGATGCCGTTATTCAGGACAAAGACGCCGTTAAGCGTTCCACCCGTCCATTTATCGTCTATAGCCCCTGTGGGCGCCGAACCTGTGATGTTGGTACGTGTAGTGCCATCATCAGCATAAACGGCTGTGAGGCCCGAATATATCCAGTAACGCGCTGTTGTCGTTGAGTAGGGAGCGATGAAGTACGGAGTAATCGATGGGGTAGTAAATACCGCCGCCGTACCCCGAAACCGCTCTGCGTAGCCGTTACGAAAACGCATATTTTCCGTAGCAGTCCAGACGCCCTGCCCCAGTTCCTCCGGGGTTAGGTCGCTGTTTAGACCTGTTCCGCAGTTATCGATCTTCTGGAGCATCAGATAACCCAGATAGCAGCCTGAGCCTGACCAGCTAAAACAAGCGCCTCAGTAAGTTCCTCTTTCGTGGCTTGAATAGCTGTATTGTCAGCAAGCACCCAAGTAACACTAGGAGCCAAGCCAGTAGAAAGGGCAATGACAGCCCGTGCCATGCGGCCTTGAGAAACCTCATCGCCATCGAACGTGTTACCTGCTTGTGTTGTTACTTTGATTGCATCGACTTTGGCCTGACGCTCTGCCTTGAGTTCTTCGCGTGTCTTTGGTGCAGGAGGTGGAGCAACATACTCGCCAATCGTCGCGTCACCGATTACGCCGAACTGATACTCCACACCATCGCAAATCCAGCGGTCAGCGCCTTGCGTGATGGATGTGAATGGGCCGAACTGCCCCGCTGCTGTGATTAGGGCTTTCATGCTGCGGCCTCCACTCGGTTGATGATGTAGCCTGTGATTGAGTTGTTGTATGCAATAGCAAGAAACGACTCTGAGTTAGATGATCCAACGATTCCTATTGGTTGCTGGTATGTCGCCCCTTGACTCATGCAAGCAACTGCTTTGCCTATGGAAGCAGCGTTCCAACGCAAGTCAAAGCCGCCAGCGCCACCAGCAAGAGTTACAGCCGATTGACCAGCAATTAAGCTGGATGGGTCTCTTACTCCGTATTTATCTGAAACGTATGGAGCAGGAAAAGCAATGCCGGTAGCACCATTCCAGCCAAATCCGCACTGCTGAACGGTGGACAAAACAGGGGAAGCACCAGAGCAATCAAAAGTGAATTGAGCATTTACGCCATTGGTGTTTGCGGTCTGCATTGCACAACGGGCATTGTTTCCGCTTGCAAGCAATCCAGCAAAGCGAAAGATATTTCCGTTAACAGTTCCGTTTATCTCAGTACCAGCCGTTGCGGTTCCAGAAGAATCTGTAAGGACATTAGCTCGCCATGTCGTAGACGCACTATGCGAAATAAACAATGTCTTGCTTGCTGTTACGGCAACGTAATCGCTGTCAGTGCTAAGCGTACTTGGCGCAGTCCCCAAGCTCACACTACTAGCCGCCTCCACCGTACCCGTCAGCTTAAAGATAGTGGCAAAGTGCGTTCCGTCAATGTAGTGGCATACGATGTTGCCGTTGCCGTTGAGGAAGGCGCGGAATGGTGCTGCTGTGGTTGTTACGCTTGCCAAAGTGCCGATGGTAAGCGTACTTCCAGACACCGTGTATGGCGAAACTCTTAGCGCAGAAGATTGTGTGTGGACACATCGAACCACACTGCCAGCCGAAAATAGGGCAATTGCTGTGTTGCCACCGTTGGCTGTCGTAAGCGCACTCTCAGCACCAATCGTTGGAACAGTTCCGCTTACTGTTATTGCCCTTATTGCACTGGTAGTCGTAGCCCTGCCATAGCTCACCACAAACGACGAGCCTACTGCGATTAGTTGACCGTAAGCAGCCCAATTGCCGCCGAGTGTCGCGGTGCCTTTGGACCCCGTGTTGACAGTGATACCAGTTCCGCTAATAGTCAGCGTCACCGCTTCCATTGCTGTCGTGCTGTCATTGGAAACAACAAGCACTTGATTGGTTGTACTAAGTACACCGAGGAACCCACCAGAAGCCACAGACGCACGAACCAACGTAGCACTACCCCATGTCTGCGAACTTGCGTCATACACAATCGCATAGCAATCAGTCCCGCCGAACAGGAAACAGGTGCGGTTTGCATCCAGCGCAATGCGCCGAATCGTGCTTCCCATGTTTGCCAGCGTAGAGTTGACGTAAGAGGCTGTGATGCCTGTCTTCTCAAGACCGTAAGGAACCCAAACGCCAGCAGCAGTACTGTTATCAGACAAGCCAACCATTGCACCAGTACGCGCACGAATCCAGCCTAGTTGTGTGCCTGTTGAATCCTTGACACCATAGTCATAGTCGCCAGCGTTGTAGGCGCTAACAATGTTGTCGGCTTTACTGAATGTCGTAGCTGCGTCAAACGTCAGATATTGACCGGGAGCAGACGGGGTGACAGTGATTGCGGCTGCGCTTGATGCGGTAAACGTGTAGTTACCTGTAATAGCCTGACCACCTGTGCCGATGGTGGAGGACAAGACTTGCCAGTTTGTTGTGTCCAGGCTTGGGTCTGTCGTACCCGCTCCAGCGACCTTGCGGCGATAGGTTTGGAACGTAATCGGTGAATAGACCGTATTACCTACGGCATAGGTCGTGCCAGAAACCCATACAGGAGCTGCAGAGCCGGAGCCGATAGCAGCACTAACCAAACCTTGCACAAACGCTGTAGAGGCTGCGTTAAGCCCGTTGTCTGACAGTACCTGAGTAACTACCTTGAACGCTGTAGCGCCTGTAGTCGTGGAACCTACCAAGCCGTTGATTTCGGCTGCAATCGCCGTGACTGCTGTCGCGCCGAGGCTGGGGAATTGACCTTGCAGCACCGACTTAATCAGGCGCATGTGATCGTCGCCCTCGCTCTTGAGGTCACCCGCTGCTGGCAGGCTGGAATTTAGCTGAGAGATAAACGAAGCCGATTCAACTGTCATGTTCGTACCTTGATTTGCATGGAGCCGTTAGCGGGTTGACCCTTGCGCTCTGATAGGCGTCTGACAGAATCAAGGAGCGGAGTGATGTACCCGTCCAGTTGTGCCACCTGCTCTGTGTCTCGGATGTGTTTTGCACACTCCCTAGCTGTTGCGTAGAGATACAAGTCCTCTGCGTTATCCAAGAGCCAGTTCGTGGTGTTGGAGTTGCTTAATGCGCTGATTTTCGGAATGTAGTAAAGGACATAGGCTTGTCCCGTTCCAGCGCCGTTAATGCGGAGTTGGTTGTTTTCCAGGGCATACGATGTGGGCACGCTTGTGCTGGCGATTACCGATTCGCTCTTGTAGTCAAGTGCGTACTCAGCAGACCCGTAATTGACCGTTACCTTGCTAACAGACTGAAAATCACTAGGCAGGGTTGCATATTCGCCCGTAGTGGTTCCCGCTACTGAAATAGCCAATGCCTTGACGTTTAGTTCGCGGAATAGAAACGCCTCTGCCCTGCGGATAAACGTTGGCATTAGCGTGCCTAGATCGTCGCGGTGGATGTAAGCCGCAACGTCTGCTTGCAATGTGGCGTATGTCATTTCAGGAACTTGTCAAAGGTGACTAGCTTTGGGTTATCGCGTAGCCAAGACAGAATTGCGTGCTTACGCTCCTCCGCGCCCTGATACGTTGTGTTGATGCGCTGCAATTCAGCCATCGGGATGACGCCAACAAAGTGCCCATCACCCCAACGATGACCAGCGGTTTCCGAGCGGAGCATGGATGCGTATTCGATTAGCGGAGCGGCGTCATAGGTAAGGTTTGAGTGAATCTCATCACCTTCAATCTTGACCTCGCGCTTGATTCCGTACTCGTTCGCAGATTCAATAATATGTAGATCGTCCACAGCGTCCCCAAGACGTTAATGAAGATGGGGCTTCTCACCCCAATCGGCGGTTTCTTGGTCGCTGCCGTTATCCCATTATTGGAAAGTGGTAAAGGCTTAGATATGCCTCCACGTTTTCCTAGCTCTGACTCGCTCTATGGCTGTATTTGAAACGCCATAAAGTTTTGCGAGTTCAGCAATGGAAAGGGTTGATTCCCTTATGTTGATAACACTTGCGTTATTCAACTTGCTTGCCCCGTGCGATTCGCCTTTAAGTCCGCTTGGAAGGTTTAGCTTCCTGCCCCTAGCGAATGCGTCTTTAATGTTCTGGCTTTGTGTACCAACCTCTAAGTGGTTAGGGTTAACGCATCTTGGGTTATCGCACTTGTGCATAACAACCATGCCATCAGGTATCTCGCCATGATGTATTTCATACGAGAGCCTGTGAGATAGCTTGTGTTTTGCACCTTTGCCACCCATGCCCAAAGAGCCATAGCCCTTACCAACTAAACGACCAGTCCACAGCCAGCAACCGTCGGTCTTCTCTATGTGCCTAAAGAACCGTTCTTCAATGGTTCCCCTTGCACGAGTACCAATGGGGAGAAGTCCAGCCCGACGCTGCTGCATGTAATGCGTAGAACACATGCCACGCGCATTTATCGGGTTGGAACATCCATCCACACAACAAACCTTTTCCATAATTCCCCCAAAAAGTTACTAATGGGGAAATAGTAGAAAGTTGGTAAAGGTTTGTTACGGTACTAGGTTGGTGATCTTCGCCTGCGCTGTAGGAGCGCGAACTGCCAAGCAGCAGTCAGCAGTAATCAGCACCTTGTCACTGTCGCCTGTCTTGGCAAGGGGGGTTTCTTTGAAACCATCCAAGAAAGCCAAGTCGAGGTAATCAGTGTTCAGCACGTAGGCTGTATCGGCACCAGCCAGCAGGTAGTGAGGAACAACAGTAAGTCCTCCGAAGTCGCTGAGATATACCTCTGCACCGCCGACGATAGTTGCTTGTGCGCTCTTGCCGCCCTTCACATCGATACGGTTCTGGGCAACAGAGGCGAAGCCGGAGAACGTAGCTTTGTGAGATGGGGAAACATACAACGCCTCGGCGAACTGGCCCGAAGTGGTGAAGATGTTTTGGCAAGCGGTGTCCAACAGCGTCTTAGTGAAAGCACGGTTAGTTCCAGCAGTAATAGCGGCTGTGGGAGCGCCAGAAGTCCAGGCGGCAGTAGCACCAGCACCGTTGTGCAACGGGTTGGATACGCACTGCACACCCAAGCCACCGGATTGACCAGCAACGGAAGTGGTAGCGGCGATAGCTACTTGTGTTGGAGACAGCACCATTGCTTCAATGTTGCGCTTCAACTCAAGCATCTTCTTGGCCTTGAGGTAAGCCATCTCGGAGCCACGGCCCGCCTTCTTCACCAGATTAGCGCGGCGAGAAACGCCCACTGTGCCGTTGAAGATTTGCAGGTAGTTGCCCAGACGCTGAGTAGCGGTCTGTGCGTCCAATGTCACGTCGTCACCGTCAATCATTTTGTTGCTAGCCGAGGCTGAGCCCAAAACATCGGTTTGCCACTCGTGGAAATCAGTCGTAGCAGTAACGCGACCCATTGCCGAAGACAGAGGTGTTTCTGTCGGCGATGTGTTGAAGATTTTGTCAATCAGGTCTTCGCGGTTACCCTTTAGGGAAGCCTTCTGATATAGATTGGTTGGAACAGTCATTTAAGACTCCTTTGTTTACCGCAGTAGTGCGGCTAGATCGTTTAGTTTTGCCCGACCAGACCGGAACTTTTGTTCCACAGCCTTGTCGATGCGCTCTTGTGCGGGTTGTCCTTGTCGCGTGGGCATTCGCGGTGCAGATTCGGCCTTTTTGGTTACCTCAGTCTTCTTAGACTGGAGTTCCCGATAAGCTGCGGCGTCTTTCATCATCAAAACCAGACGATGGTCATAAACATTGCCCAATTCCTGCTCTGAAAAGCCGTAGGTCTTATTTACCTTGCCGAAAATCTCAGCAAGTTTTGGCTTGTCAATCTTTTGCTGCTCAAGCACTTCCCATGTCTTCTGGTACTGCTTGGCAATCTCCGCTTGGCTTTGCTGCTGCCGTTGCGCCTCTGCTGCCTGCTTCTCGCCTTGAATCTGTTGGTCAAGTTGCGAAAGGTAAGCGCCGATTTGCCGCTGGCGTTGCTGCTCTGCCACCCACGCAGCCGGGTCAGATTGCGCCAATTGCGCCATCTCTGCCTCCGACTTAATCCCAGCCATACCAACAACAGCCGCCCGAGTCACCTCAGCTTGTGTCAGATACTGGCTACGGATTTCTTCGTGTTTTTGAGTGAGGAACTTCACCGCTTCCGACTCACGCTCAGCTAGGGCCTGGGTCTTCTTGGTGTAATCCTTTTGGCGCATCAAGGCTTTAGGGAGTTCTTCCGGGGTGAACTCAACCGTTTCCTCTGTGCCGTCCTCGTTTTTGACCTTGAAGGTCACTTTGGTTTCAGCGGGTGCAGTCTCTTCCTCTTCTGGTTCTTCACCGTCCGATTCGTCGCTGTCGCTGTTTGCTTCCTCTTCCGTGTCTCCGTCTTCGGAGGTGGATTCGTCGGCGGTTTCGGCTTGTTCCTCTTGCTCTGGTTCCTCTTCAGGAGTGTCAGAAAGAAACGCTGCCAAGTCTGGAAGTTCGCCTGATTCGGGTGCTGATTCAGCTTGTCCGGTCATGGTGTACCTTTGTCAAAAACCCTCCCTATGGCACTAAGAGGGCTTGCGGCGTCTCTCGACGGTCGCTAATAGGTTAAGTGCCTAACCGTTGGATGCTCTGCGAAAGAAACGTCTTACCTGCGTTTCGTCCCGCTCATTGTCTAAATCAATCCTGCGCTGCGCCATCTTTCCGCTTTCCACCAAGCCTGAAAGGATTGATTCAAACTTGTCTGTCAGCTTGACCAGTTGCAACAGCAATAGCTGGCCCTCACGATCACGCACAGGGCAGTCTTTCCAGTTCTGGATAACCGCATCCTTGAGCGTCTGCATCGCGGCCTTGTAAGCCTCGTTCTCAAGAACAGCAGTAGCCTCTTTGCCGCGCAATACGTCGAATTTATCGGTCATAGAGACATATTAGAAAGTTGGTAAAGGATTACGACTTTGGCCCCTGTGCGTGGTTTAAGTCAGGGGGAATTTGGCACGACCACCGGGCATGAAAAAAACCCGCCGGAGCGGGTTGGGTTGTACTGTTGGGGTGGTTATTCGTTGACAACCGTGACGCCGCCGTTCGTCAGAGTCAGTGCGCTTGGGCTAAGGTCAAGAATGCCGCCATTTGGAAATGCGCGGATATGCAGCATTGACTGGCGCAAAACATTGCCTTGCATGTGGGCTATCACATCGTCCGGCGTCACGCTCTGACAGATTGTTATGTCCTGCATCGAAATTGGAGCGCCCGACGTATCACCGAGAAACTTCATTGACGTTGCGACAGGGATAGCACCAAGAACGCCAGAAGCAGTTATTGACTTCCAAAACAATCCGTTCACATACGAAGTGATTGATGTATTCCCATTCAAGGCTTCATAGGCAACTGCAAAGTGATTCCACTCCCCAACAACTAAGTCAGGATTGGTGCCGTTTGTATTGCCTGCCCCACCAGCAGCGGCGCGAAATTCTGTATATGCACTTGTTGCCCCAGTTGAGTCACCAAGACTTACCAGCCCGTTGAAGTTCGATGCCCCTCTCGCGTTTATGAATACCTCAAACGCATTCAAAGACGCATTGATCTTTAGCCAGAATAGAACTGCATAGTTGGTTGCAGAGTGCGCTGCGGTTGATGTTGCGCTAAGTACGGATGATGCAACCCGGCCAGTGCCATTTGTCATTGCGGACGTTGGATGGAACTGGGCCTTTAACGACTTCAGGCCAACAGATGGCTTTGCGGGCGCTGGCCTTGCTGCATTGCCTTCCGATGCAATATCGAGGAACGTCGTTGACCGGGTTCCTGATGCAGCAATATACCAAGTAGATTGACCCGCCCCGGCAGCAAGGGTCGCATCCTGCACATTCCACCACATTGCGTAAGACGCATATTGGGATACGGCCTTTTGCAGTTTGCGCTTCTTTGCATAACTTGCATCAGCTTCGTTTGCCGTAGAAACACCAAACTCACCTACGATTAGCGGCTTGCCCTGCGCCGAGGCCATTGCAGCAAATGCTCCCACGATGACAGACATCCCTTCGTAGCCCAAGGTTGTCGCATTGGTATTTGGGAAGGTCGAATTTGTCGCTGTGTTATGTCCAGTGAAGTTAAACCCATCGCTGTAAAAGTGGAGCGTCCAAGCATCTAGTCCAGCAAACATCCGTCCATATATAGCAGACACGTTATCGGGAGTGGGTCTTGTCTTAATTACATTCGCCCCCATAGCCGACAAGTCTGTCGTTATGATTTTTGATGGGTTGATTGCTCTTGCGGCATCAGCGAGATAGCTGAAATAGATACCCCATTGCGTACTCGTTGGCGCGGCTGCGCCAGTTTCATCGTAAACATACTCGTTGCCGATGGAATAAACACCGAAAGCGGGATGATCTTTGTAGCGACTAAAAAGCCACTGTGTCGCAGATTTTGCATACACAGCCGTTTTGGTGTTTGTGGTCGTATATGCAGTGGTCAGCGTTTCGCCTTGTGCTATCGGAAGGATCGACTGCCCCCAGAAATCGCACACATGCAACTTCAAACCGTTGGCAGCAGCAGCGTCGAAAGCGGCATCCAATGCAGCAATGTAGCTTGTGCGAATATTGGAGTCATTCATCGTCGCTGGCATCTGTGCAGTCGAATGAACAATCGTCAAATACTCTGCTGAACTAAAGCACGGCAGCGCTACGCGCACCATGTTTGCGCCTGTGGATTTGATATACGCAAGCTGGGCAGTTCTGTTGGCCGATGTGGCGGATATTGTACTGAGCAGGATTTCGTAGATCAGCGAGTAATAGTTGAACCCGATTGGCTTTGCGCCCAACGCAGACAACTTTGCGGCTGGCGAATACGTGATTGGCAAACTGCCTCCACTCGGCCCCACTAGCCCCGTGACGTTGCCAGAGGCGTCGAACGAATACTTGGCATTCTGGTCGTAAGCATTAACAGGAGTAACGCCCGTACTGTAGTCAATCGAGCTATCAGCATCAGCCGTAACCCGAACCACAGCACCAGAGGCGTAAGGCCCGAACGTAGCGCCTCCGCTAGAGTTAGTCGCAAGGACAGTCCCCGCAGACGTTCCGCGCGTCACCGTTGCTGAGTAAGTTCCCGTAATGCTGCTAATAGCGATAGATTCGCCCGCCAAAAGCGGAATATCCTTGATCTCGCCGTTTCTGATTGTGTTACTCATTCCATCCCCTTAAGCTAGTAAAAGCATTTCAATATCTTCCTCGTCCTGCATCTGCTGTGCCAACAGAGACAGGGCCACTATCTGCATCCAATCCTGCTGCTGAATCAGCGCCGGAATGTCTGCGTTAATCGCATACCGTTGGGCCAACTGTCCCAATAGGTCAATATCTACCGTTTCGTGCGCTACAGCCTCATAAACGCGCTTCTTAGCCCTTCTGCGCGCCTGTCTGCTTGTGTTCTGCGCCTTCTCTATCGCTTCCTGTGCTGCCTGTTCAGCCTCGATAAACGCATCAGCATCCTCTGCCCTGCTAAATACGTGAATCTTCTTTCCACGCTTTACATACCAAGGCTTAAGGTTGATTTCTGCGGAGTAACCCGCAACCTGTTCACCAGACCAAACCAGACTTGCACTGCTACCAGTGATCGCGTAGCTACCGGGGTTAGCGGTGAGGCTGTAAGCCGTTGCACCTGACGCCTTTGTCAGTACCGCGCTACCACCAGTAAGCGAGTAACTACCCGCTAGGGCCGTGATCTTCCTGCCAACCTTGAGATTGGCTGCACCACCTGTCAGGCTGTAAGTGCCTGCTAGAGCGGTTATCTTTCTGCCTACCTTGAGGCTTGCCGCTCCACCCGTTAGCGAGTAGCTGCCTGCGTTACCTGTCAGGCTGTAGGCAATCGCCCCGCCCGTCTTTGTCAGGACAGCAGAGCCGCCTGTTAGCGAGTAAGAGCCAGCTAGGGCAGACAGCGAGTAATTGACAGACCCACCAGCACCAACGCTGAGAATGTCAGACGAGAACCATCCTTCCGGTGGCGCGTCGTGCTGGAACCACCCATCCGGGTCGGCTGCTGAGTCAAAGAAGCCGACAACATCAGCCACGGGTTACTCCACGGGTGGTGTAAATGTCACCCCATCAAACGTCCAACCCAACGATTCCTCACCAACCTGCTCTTGCAGAATCCAATCCGGGTAACGCTCTTTGGTATTTTGTAGCTGATGCTCGTCAATGCTCACGCAAAGCTGAACAACACCATCACGGTCAATTCCAATCAGAATCATGGCTATTTCTCCATGACTGTTAGTTCACCGTTGCAGAATGTCGCAGTAGTCGCGCTGGCAAGGTAGCAGTGCAGGATGCAAGAGCCGTTGTATAGCTTGATTCCTGGGCTACCAATCACCTTTTGTGCCATGACGTTTGCGATGGTTGTGCCGATGTTGGCAATGTCGCGGCAGATCATGAAACTCACAGCACCAGCAACAAGCGATGTGCCTAGTGCGATGCTTTCGATAGACTTCACGCCAGTATCACCAGCCGCAAGGTTGAACCATGTAATAGTGCCAATGACAGGGCTAATCGTGATCTGCGAACCAGCGATAGCGGTCAGCGTTGCGGTGCGCCCTGCTGTTCCTTGACTGTTTGTATAGCTGATTGTCGAATTAGCAATTGCCGCAGCGTTGGTATTGGCTGTGGTGGTCAGCATGGCAATCATGCAGCCTTCGCCGTTTGTCGCGCCATTCACATCACGCGCGGGAAGCGTCGGAGTTGTAATCGCTTGCGCCGTGGTTGTTGTAACCACAATGCCAGAGTTCACCCACAGCACATCAAAGAATAGATGTGAGTGGTTAACGTTGGCCTGCATCTGAAGTTCTGTTAAGAAGTTGGTTCCGGTAGCAGCGTTGGCAATAGGAATGCAGCCAAAGTCGGCGCTATTTGTTCCATCCGTAACGCGACCATTGACGCCGGGAGTACCGGGGTTCCACGCTCCGGGGAATCCTGCATCCTTTGATGTGCAGTACCAATAGCCCACCGTGTCGGCGGCTGTGCCTGATTTCATAAACGGAACAGTGCGCCCGGTGTATGCACCCAAGCCAGCAGGCGGATACTCAGCACCAGCAGCGTCACGGTGAACCCACGATCCATCCTCACGGTATGCCAAGTTCTCACCGGGAAGTAGATTGAACTGAATCAACTCAACGGTATTTGTTCCATCGAAGTGCTGCACAGCCACATTGCAGTTTGTGCCTGCGCTGTTGTTGGTGACGTACAAACCCTTAAGGTTGCGTTGTGTTGACGCACCGGGGGATGTGACGATGTTGGTCGTTGTCGCTGTGGTGATCTTTGTGTTAAGCCGACCCGGTGTTACCGTAGTGCCAGACAGGTCAACGTAAGATGCGTGCACGTCGATGCTGTTCGCCGCCGCAGACGTAACCAGCTTGATCAGGTCGCTTGTGGATGTGAGCAGAATCATGGATTAGCTCGCTGTAAACACGTTGCCGGAGAACGTGAAGGTGAAGGTGTCAGTGTTGGCAAGACTGATGCTTGAGCCGTAGTCCCACTGAGCAACCGGAGTGCCTGTGGTCGTGTCCCATAGAACGGCGTATTGGAATGGGCCAACAGCACCCGTAGCAGTCCACACAGCGGGGTTATTCAGCGTAAAGGTGTATGTACCAGCCGACTGCGTAGCACTCGCAACAGTGCAAGAATTACCGCCAGCGGTATAACCGTTGCCAGTAGCCAGATCATCCGTCCCGGCAACAAAACTTGTCTTAGCCACAGCGGACGCATTCGTAAGCGCGATCTTCCACGAGTCCGAGCCGACATTTATGTTCTCCAGCAGCGGTTCAATCGCTGCGGTACATTTGGTATAGGAAGCTGTTGGCATAAATTACCCCTGAACGTGTTGGATACCGAGCGCCTTGCCGTTGGCATCACGGATGATTTGTTTTGGTGCGCTCATTTGTGCAACCACGGCTTGTAGACCTTGGAGGACTTGCAGCATGTCATCCTTGTGCTGGATAACGTCAGACGGTGGAGCGCCTCGAAGTTTCATCTCTTCGATGTAAACCTTGGTCTGTGCGTCAAATTCCGTCTTCCACTTGTCAAACTCAAGCTGCTGCTGTGCGAGTTGCGCGTCATATTGGGCCTTGAGCATTTCTCGCTCTGAGTCGCGCTGGTCGTTAGCCGCTTGCAGTTCAAGATTGGCCTGAATCTCTTTCATCTTCAGTTCAGCCTTGATCTGCTCAACTTCACGGGTCATCTGCGTTTCGGCTTGGAACTTCTGAATATCCGCTTGTGTTTCAGCTTGGAACTTCTGCGCGTCGCCTTGCTGCTTCATCTGCTCAATCTGCAAAGGCAAAGGCGGCTGTTGTGGCTGCGGAGGCAGGGTTGATGGGTCTTGGACGAAGTTTTGAACGTCCTTGAATCCTGCGTTTTCGATCTGTTTAGCAGCAGTTGCATACAGATGTTTCGGAGTAGTGATACCGAACTGCAAGCCAGCGGTTTGCATCTGCCAGATAGCCATTAACTGAGCCGCTTGCTGTGCCTTGTCGCCCGTACCAAGACCTACGTTCACGGTCATGTCGTATTGGTCGCGCCATGTGTTGGGGTCGTACTCAACGAACTTGTCCCGCAGACGGAAGCAGAGCTTTTCCATGCCGCCATCTGTCAACACCTTGAGGATGCCCATGAAAATAGGCTTCATCAGTGTCTCAGCGACGATACGGGCAATCAGTTCGATACGCTGCATTGCCGCCGATTGGTCGATCTGTCGGCCTGTGGCTGTGTTGTTCAGCGAATCAGGGTTCAAGCCCATCGACGTACGGGATACGCCTGTACGGTTCTCCCGCATACCCTGCACATATTCCAGCATGGGCATGGAGGAACCAGCAGTAAAGGGGACGATGTTGTCGGTTACTGCGTTCGGGTCTCTTACCCGAACAATTCCACCAATACGACTATCCAGCAAATCATCAAGATTAGCCAGAGGAGACCAATTAGCATCCGTTAGAACATTCTTGCGGGGGTTGTTGGTCAGCTTGAGGTTATCCAGCGTCTGGCGGAGCAGGTCTGTATGCAGTTTCTGTAAGTCAGACACGGCGTCAGCCATTGACATACCGTCCCAACGGTGTGTGTTCAGGATTGGGCTAGACGTAGCGATAGGAACGTGAGAGCAAACCTCACGCTTGAGAATCTTGTTTTGCAGGCGATGGACGCACAGACGTTCGGCGATGCCGTCACCGTCAGCATCAGCCAGGATGTACTCAATCCGCAGCCAACCCTCAGCCATCGAATCATCTTCGCTCTGGTCGCGATCGTGTCCAAGCGTGCCGGATTGCACATCAGTCTGGTTGACCTTGTTCAACCTGAATTGAGCATCTGCGGAGAAGTCGGAAACGTCAGAGCCGCGCAAGTCCTCTGCGGTTACGTCAAACCCCATCATCTGAAGGTCTGACAGCGTAACGTGCATTAACCGTGCCACATACGGGCACTCTTGGAGCAGTGGGCTAGTCCAATCGCGCTCAACAAGCAGGTCTTCAGGCGAGAAAGCCTCCACCTTGACGATGGTCTTTTGCTCTGTTTTCTTAAGCCGCCCGGAGTAGCCCATTACAGGCTGACCCGTCATCAGGTCAATCTCGGGCTGTCCGGTCTGCGGGTCAATGACGGGCGCAGGGTTTGCTTCCTGAATCTCTGCGTCTTCCTCTTGCAGAAGCATTGCCAGCATCTCTTCACTGGCATTCTTGAACGGTACGCTAGAGACTGTTTCCTGCGTTTCCTTGCGCCACATCACGGCACAGTTACGCACCGTCAGCATGTCCTTTACAGCGGTGTATAGGACTAGGAAACCGTTGTTTTGCTTATGGAATACATAATTTACCGCATCAGTCGCTTGCTCTGCAGACTCTACATCTGCCGCCGTCGCTGGTTCAAATTGAACAGCCTTGTCTGTCGATGTGAAGACCTTGAGGATGGCTGGCAACGTCCACTCAACTACGTCTTGAATGTCTGACGCAACAATCTGCGACCACCCATCATCTTCATTCCCATAGGGAAGTCTGTAATATTCCCTGAGTGCCATCTCGCGCTCAGTCGCAAGATTCCCATGGACATAGTGAGATGCCGAATCTTCCTTACGATTCAGAATCTCCAGCAATTCGTCGTCTGCCATCTTTGCCACGGCAATACCCCAGTGTTTAATTACGGGGTATCGTAGAAATGTGGTAAAGGATTACAGAAGGAAGCCGCGCTCCCGCATAAAGTCAACAGGATGCTTTGCGTGCTTCTGGTTGTTGCACGAAGCCCTTAAAAGCTGGATATTGTCATCCGTGTTAGTTCCACCAAGAGCCAGCGGAACAATATGGTCTAAGTGGTATTTGTCGCCCAACGGAAGGCCGCAACAAGCACATTTGCCTTGCTGGAGTGAAAACAACTTCTCCGGCAAGCCCTTTGATAACTTACCACCAACAGACCTTACGCGCGCCCTTCTGTTTTGGTTCTTGACGCTTACAGCCTCTGGGTTATTTCTATACCAATTGGCGTTGTATTCTTTGCATTTGTCGGGGTTTGCTTTGTATTTCTCAGCAGCGTCACCACAAGGCTTGCACTTCCCGCTTGGGTATCTGTTCGATTCGCCGCACTTCTTGCACGGTTTGCAAGGGGCTAAAATAGGCTCAGCCATGATGACTCCTGTAACGAGTTGTTTGGTTAGAGCCAACATTGGATTGCCGTCCTTTGTTGGCTCGACTATTTTAATGCTTTCTAGGCAACAAACCTAGAACGTCCGTACCTGATGGGCTTGACCGAGCCGTTATGGTTGGACAGCGAATCGGCAACGATGCAGGTATAGCGGAATGCGTCAGCACCGTGCGAATACTCGTCGTGCAGCGCCGTTCCCGCTTCATTGGTCTGTTTGTTGATATGCCTGCGGTAGCGCTTCAAGCATTCCACTAGGCGCTTGGTCTTGTCTTTGTCGAAGTAAATCCGGCTAAACGTCATCCGAGCAGCCCTAATTCCCTCTTCTATGCCCATGTTTGGGGTCTGCTCCACGGTACAGCCCAGCGCTTCCATGATTTCCTGTGCTGACTTGCCTGTCTTAAAGTCTTTGGCAAACCCATCATGCGGCAGGTAATGAACACCCCAGTTCAGAGGCATGTTCTTGAGGGTCATCACGTAATCGGCTAGGGTTCTATGGCTATCTTCGATGTAGTCCACAATCCGAAGCTCAGAGGCTGACCGTTGGACAAGGATGATGGACATGGAGTCATTCCAGCCCAAGTCCCATATTGCGTGCGTCTTCAGTAGCGGGTCATTAGGCACAGCCCTAATGCGCTCTTCACGCTCAGCTAGAGCTACTTCCTCAAAGTAGATAGCCCCTGTAACGGCTGGTAGGCACTCACCCTCCCAAACATTGCGGTATTCCTCGGGCTTCATTGTGGCTTCAGCGTGTTCGCGCTCTGCCTTTAGAACCTCGGGGAAATAAGGGTTATCCTGCCAGTTCATTAGCACGGACACGCAATCAGGCGGGGGATTGATTACAAAGAACTGATGGGTAGGGTCAGTCTCTAGCTCTGGGTTGTACGTTACCCATATCTCCGAGCCTTCCTTGCGGATTGTCGGAATCAGCGTTTTCCAAGACTTAGCGCTGATTGCTTGGGCTTCTTCGCACCAGACAATATCCACACCCTCAAACGACTTGAGGCCCGTCGCGGTAATGTCTGACAGACCGGAGAAGAATATCTGTGAACCGTTGGGGCCGCGAATCTCAGTCTGTAGCACCTCGAAAGCGCTGGATAGGCCCATTGCCTCTATCTGGTCGCTCAGTAGCTGGTGAACCGATTGCTGAATGTTCTTCTGGATTTCGCGGGTACACAGTACACGTAGCTGCTTTTGCATACACAGCAGCAGAAGCGCCCTAGCCACTGTCCAGGACTTGCCAGAACCACGCCCACCCCGCAGAACCTTGTAGCGCGATGGCTTGAATAGGAACTGTGTAGCCTTGGGAAACCTTACGTCGATCTTAGTCAAAGTGGACATTGAGCGAAAAGTTACCCGCTACCTCGTGCTTAGTCGGAGCGTTGAACCCCTGCATGGCGTTCAATTCCTTGATTGCAGACACTTTCTCATTAGCCCTAGCCTCTTCCATTGTCGCTATCTCAGAAAGCGCTCTGAGGCTGTCTATGCGCGTCCAAATGGCTGTTTCTGCTAGTGCGTTCTTAAGCGCAGCTACCCTCGGGCCAACCTCGGGGTGTCGCATAAGGTCGCTGGCCTCGTCGTAAACCGTCTGATCGCTTGAGTTTTCGCAGTCATACGCTGATCGGTATGCGTCTGCTTGTGTCATTCCACCCGCTACAGCTTGGGCGAATGCTTCTTGTTTGGCAGTTAATGCCATGTGCGAGTTCCTTCGTCAATAAGGATTGTTCGCCGAAAACGGGTTTCCCCGTTAGTTCAGCACTTCTTACCTTTTCCCGGTTTGCAGGGGTCTTTTTTTGCGGGTTTCTTTGTAGCCATGTCGTTCTCCAGTTAATGACAGCATTGGGACTTGACCACAACGGCTGCTGTTCTGCCCTTCTCAGCCTCCCCGCGAAGGCACGCTGATCTGCCCATGAAGCTCCTGGCGGTTTCAGGTTGCATTCAGTGCACGGGGTTGATGGCCTGTTGGGTATCTCGCCAAATGTGTGCCATGCCCCGCACGATTCAAATACTACAAAGCTGGTAAAGGATTAGCGGACGTTGAAAATGCTGTTCACCCCGCATAAGCACTTGGCTACTGGCCCCCTACCTTGGATGAAATACATATACCGCCCGTCCCTAAACTCTCCCCGCTCTATTACTCCTATGAATTTCAGATTCCAAACTGCTGATTGAACCTGACCTTGGTTTAGTCCTGTGGATTGCTTAATCTCAAATATTGTTTGGCTTCCGTTCTCTATTGCTTCCAGACACCGCTTCATTGTTGACATAGGTTTGATAAAAGTCGGTTGCTGGTTTTTACGAAGCATTTATTCCCCCTTGTAGAGTTCTCGTGTCCACATTGCACATAGCTGATTGGTCGTCTTGGCCTCGTTGCGCTCCCTAGCTGTAGCAACATGCGATTCAATGGTTCTGACGCTGCGGCCTAGCTTGTCTGCAATCTGCTTGGCTAACAGGCCCTTGCATAGCTGATGGACTACGCGCTCTTCCATGTGGGTTAGCTTCATGCCAACAACCTCATAAGCGTTACGTCCAAAGCGTCCAATTCGTCCATCTTGCGAATCAACCATGCCCGCTTTTGCCCATGCCAGCCCATCACTGGCCCCCTGTGGCAGTCCACGCAAAGAGCGCAACAGGTGTACTGGTTGCCTTGCTTAATGTGGTGCGCTTCACTTGGGCCGGGTTCTTCACAGACCGAGCAGGGAAGCTCCTTGACCCGCGCAAGGTGCAGGCGCTCTTTCTTGTTTATCTGGTTATTCATGCTGCCGCCCTATCAATGCTTCGGTTGTTTGCGCTGTCTGTGCGGTAAATCTCTACACGTAGCTTTGCCGCCTCTAGTTGCCAGCGGAGCGTTTCCTCCTGCTCCATAGCTACCTTGATACCGTCCTGTACTTGCTGATATTCGGGATTCGCGTATGCGTCAGCCTCTCGCATCACTGCCGACGATTCAGCACTGGCAAGCATCAGCAGGCTTTTCTTGGTCTTACGGAATTCCTCAAGGTACGCCCTGTCTGCCTTTGCTTTGGCATAGATAGGCGCGTTCTTGTAGATGAAGTCAACTGCGTCGTTTGCGTCACTCATGCCGATAGCACCCTGTAAGCCCTTAAAGCCGCCTCCACGCTGTCAACGAGCGCCACTGGCATACCTAGTGCCTCCTGCGCTTGTTTCGCGTTTAAACCCTTCCTGCCGTAAGCAGTTTTCGGGTTCTTGATTTCGTAATAAGCAGACTTTCCGTTAGCCGCCCAGACTTGCAGGTCATATGGCTGGTGTATGACCTTGACCACAGCACCAGCAGCGCGGAGGGCTTGTACTATTTCGGCTTGGTTTTGGTCAACCCTGCGTGCGTAACGAGTCACTCTTCCCCCCGCTTCCTGTCGATTGCCCGTTCAATGCTTGGCGTTGTCTCGTCAGCATTTCGTCCCGCAGCGCGTCGGGCAGCGTTGATAAAAGCCACGGGCAGCTTTCCGCTTGCTTTTTCGCCTCGTGCCACGCCGCTTCCTTTTGGTTCGCTTCGCAGAGCCGTATCAACATTTGCAAGCACCTGTGATGCAAGGTCTGATAGCTTGATTTCATTCATTCAAGTCCCCCGTTGCCCGTAGAGCAGCGTTTACCAAGTGCGTCGGGATGTAGTAGCCCTCACCCCTGCGGATAGCGTTTAGGATTGAAATAGCTTCTGCGTAGCTCATGCGGCCTCCCGCTGCTGCATAGGAATTGACAGGACTTCGTGCGCCGCCTTAAAAGTGATTGCAGGTTTTCCGCTTCCACCGTTTTGCAAGACAAGAGCCGCCTTAATTGGGTCGCCAACCAAAGCAGGCTTAGGAACTGGCCTACCGAATCGGCGATATTCCTCGTCTGTTGATCTGTCGCCCATCAGTTGACGGGGATACTCAAAATCTCCGCGCTCTGTATATGCTTTGTGGGCAAGGCAAAAACGATGCTGCAAGTAGCTCAGTTCTGCAGTATCGCCACGGCACATCTTTATCCAACCACCACAATCCACAATCGCCGCATGAATGGCAGGGTCGTCAAAACAGACATCCTGGTACGCTCCAACCGCAGACATTGCGCCAAGAACCTTGCCCCATGCAATTGCTGCACGATCTGTGGTGGTTCCAGCCAAGACGCGAACAATGTCAGCAACCTTCGGGGCAAATACCCCGCGTTCTGCATCCATAGCGTGCTTGTTCAAAGCCTTGGCAACCTGCTCATAGCTAAAGTTCTGGCAGGCATCCCACCAAAGCGACAGCATGAATTCGCTGGCATCTTTTCCGTAGTACGCCATTACGTCCGTCAGCAAGTCGCTGAATTTGAGTTTTTCAGAATCACGCATCAACAACCTCCTGATTTTTCGTTGCCCACGCCCGAGCCACGGAGCGATTCCGAGCCTCTAGCGCCTCTTGCTTGTTTTCCACACGCTTGCCGGGCTTGTCAGCCACCCAATCGGCTTTAAACCCCGTCCAGCCACGGGCGCAGCACTCTCGCAATGCGTCCTCCAAAGGCCATCCAGCTTTGCCAGCTTCCGAGGCAATCCCGTCGATAGCGGTCTGCGTCAACTTGGCTTTTTTGTCTCTGCGAAGTTGGACAAAATCAGTCCAGACCGAATCGGTAACGCCGTCAGGCGGCGCGATAGCGCTTGTATTCTTGGTTACTGGTTTATGGTTCTTGGTTCTTGGTTCTTGGTTGCTATTACGTTCTGCATTCGGTCGTATTACGTCCGTATTACGTTCGTTGTTCCACCGTTTTTCGATGGATGCCTTGGCCTTATTCGACTTGTCCCTGTAGGCTTGAATCTCCGTATCAGCACGGGTATTCGACCAACCAGCTTCCGTAAGTACAAAGAACTCACCCAGAACAATCTCTACAGCTTCCAATTCCTCGGGAGACTTAGCACCAACCAAACGGGCGCAATCTTTGACAGCGGCTGGCAATGGCTTTTCGTCCAGGTAGTAGCGGCGCAGCAATCTCTGGAAAACTGCGTCCTCAATCAGCGACAAATGCATGGTTGCCGCTGCGTAGTCCCCGATATGGAACTGAAAGTAGTTCATTACCGAGGCGCTCTCTCAGACTTGGTCGCCTGTTGGCTGTAACCAATGTTTGTTTCTTTGTTCACACGGGTAGCGTCTAGAAGCATCTGACGCTCTGTCTTGATGCGTCCCCACTTGTCGGCAACTTGGGAAGGCTGGCCCTTCCAGTGGAAGGCGTTTTGTGCTGGTGTTTTTTCCATGTTTTAAATTGCAGCCTTGTTATTTGCATGTTTGCGACTAACCTTCTTAGTCCGGGGCAAGATGCTTTGATCTGCCCTAAGAACACCGTTGGAAAGGTGTTGGAGTTGAAGCTGCCTAAGTTGGGGAGGGTTGTCGCCCCACTTGGATACGGAACCTTGCGAAATGCCGATGGCGTCAGCCAGTAGCGTCTGCGTTCCGAAGAATTTGATTGCGTCAGATGTTTTCATTTGCCCCGATTATGCGGTATTGCATACGGCATTACAACTACCTGCAAAAAAATATTTTCAGAATGTCGTTATGGAATCAATCGGACAAAGAATTAGGAGGCTCAGGCTGGAGCGCGGCTTAATCCGTCAGAAGCAGCTTGCCGATCTAATCGGAGTAAATCAGTCAACTATTTCGGCGATTGAGTCCAAGCCGGTGGCGTTGACAGCGGAGAACCTTTACAAGATTGCAAGGGCACTCCAGGTCACGCCTGATTTAATAATGACAGGGACGGAAATAGACGATATGGGGTCAATAGAACTTCAGCGTATATACGCATCGCTCACACTAGAGCAAAGAGATACGCTTGTACGTATGGCTAGGGCTTTAATGCCTCAAGCAAACGACAAGGCAGCGTAACTACCCCCGCTAAAATTTACCAGTTTTCAAAGCTGGGGATTGCCCGAAATGCCGGGTAAATAGCTTTTCTTAATTGACTTAAAAACAACGATTAGTTTATTTTCGACTTATCGTATGCGTTAGCGCATATCTCATATACAATCTCACTCATGCGCTGAATTAACAGCGTAAGGAGTGAAAGATGACCAATCAGCAAATAGCAGACGCCTTCATCGCACAGATCAAGGCTGGCTATATCCACCCTGAACACATGGCAGACGTGCTTTATGCGATGCACAACGCAATGGTTGACCGCTACGACGAAGTAGCACTGTGGATGCCTGTAAACCTCGACCAGACCGCAGACCAGCTTGTAGAGGCTATCCGTATCAATGAGCGTCAGCTTCAAGACTATCCAGAAGAGGTGCAAGCATGATTCATCAAATCAAAAACCGATACACAGGCGCTATCCTGTTTGAGTGCGATGTACCAGAGCAGCAAAGCGGCATGGCTACGCGGTACACGCTGGAGAAGGCTGTTCAAGCGCGTGCCAACCTTGCGGATGCCTACCTTGCGGATGCCAACCTTGCGCGTGCCAACCTTGCGGATGCCAACCTTGCGGGTGCCAACCTTGCGGATGCCTACCTTGCGGATGCCAACCTTGCGCGTGCCAACCTTGCGGGTGCCTAC